TTATTGATGAAACCATCAGCTGTTTTATTCGCCAAGTCCTCAGCATTGGTAACAGATTCAGTAGTTTGTTCCTTAATTGTATCAGGAATAGTTTGATAAACTGTATTTGCAGCCTGTTTCATTGGTCCAGCTTGGTCAATGAGTTGTTTTTCAAGATTGTCCAGAGTGGTTTTCATAGTTGCGAGAGATTTTACCTGAGACTCTGTCAAAGGATTTTCGAGACCTTGCTTAGTTGCCTGAGTCATAGCGGTTTCAAGAACTAAAATATTATCCTGAATACCCTTAGCCATGTTTTCAATAGCTTTGCTTCCTATTTGAGAAGCTCTCTCTTTTATCACTTCCGCTTTTGTGAAAGCGTCCACAACATTTTCTCTGATAGCTGTTTCCAGAGTTGCTTTTTTATCGGCTATCTTCTGTATTAATGTGGTATTATAAGCGTTTATGGTCTTGGTAGCACCGTTTCTAACATCTTCAATTAGTTTTGGGTCACCATACAATTTACCAAATTCTTGAACTTTATTTGAAACTTCATTATAAGCTAAATCAAGTTTCTCTTTTTTTGTTTGTCTGTATGCGTCAACTACTTCAGTTGCACCCTCTCGTGCTTTAGATGCGGCAGTTGGGTCAATGTATGCGTCCCCAATTTTTTTAACAGCTTTTGCAGTATCCTCTGCAGCTTTAGTTACTTTCTTTGGAATTTCTTTAAAATGTTCAATAGACCCGTCTATATTTTTTTTCGTCTTGAGTCCAAATTTGACTATAACGTCAGATATTTTTTCCCCGTTAAGAATAGCCTGACCAACTTCAGGACCGTAGAGCTTAGCCCACTTCAACGCCATTTCCGACCTATTATCATCAATAACTGTTTGACTTGCGTCAGATACTGCTTTACCAATGAAGGGAATCCAATTAACCATACTGTCAACAAATTTCCCAATAGAGTCCTTCCAAGCGTCGCTTAACATAGAATTGATTACAAGTCCTATTGCAACTCCGACGGCACCGCCAACAACAAAAGCCGTGGCAAAAGAAGCTATAACTCCACTTGAGATAGCTGTCGCCCACGGAGCAAATAATATAGGACTCAAGTAAGCTGTAACTGGTGCAATAACAGAGGTCATTAAAAAAGTTTTCAGAGCAGCTAGAATACTTCCCCCAGCTTGAACTCCGAGCATCGTAGCAAGTTTAGTTTTCGCCATAAGTGCAATACCTGTCGCTACGAAGTTCATCACAGCCATACCGAAAATAGCAAAGACTTTTAAAACTCCGAGTCCTGCCGACACTATTGTTATGAGAGTTGCTATTTTGGCGAGTATTATTGCTGTCGTTCCTAAATTATTCCAGACCGTTTCAAGTAACATACCGACACCTGCGAAAGCAAGATTAAGACCTATACTAAGACCTGTATCAATTGCTTTAAGAATTACCTGACCAATTGCTGTTTGTAAAGGTTCATAGTCTCCTGTTTCAAATGCAGTTTTGAGAGTCGTTATAAGATTTGAAGATATTCCACTACCACCAATGAGCTTATCTATTCCACTAACTAAAAGAGCCCACCCTGTTGTAAAGGCAGTCAAAACTTTCTGAAACATTGTGGTTAATACCGGTTTAATTTTTTCACCAATACCACCGAAAAAATCTCCAAGTATTTGAGAGGGAGAACCAGCACCGCCTTTTTTACCCTCAATAAGTGCTATCATCCCGTCAATAAGAAGGTCGAGTCCAGAACTGATAAATTCTAATACCTTCACCATAGATTCCCCTATGGATTTTCCAATAGTTCCCGAATTAATTGCGAGATAAGTTTCCATTTGATAATAAAAATCTGTTGCAAATTTATCGAGTTTTGGACTGAGTTCATTGGCTAAACCATCAAGAAAATTAAAAATGGATAATATCGCTGGTTTAAGTGTGCCCCCACCCTGAGATATGGTTGAAGATAAAGTTGTAAAAGCGGAATTGAAAAACTTTTGTAAACTCTTTACCACTTTAGCAGGATCAAGACTATCGAACAATTTTTCAATAGCACTTAATAAATTTTGTCCCTGAGTTTTTATCACGTCAAGAGCAGCGTTGAAAGCTTTCTTGAGAGCTCCTGCAAAATCTATCGTCATTCCTTTTTCTGTGATAGTTATAAATTCTATATATCGTGCGATAAGTTCTCTAATAACTCCTATTACAGAATTGATTCCAGTTTTCAAAGACTTGTATGCACCAACTATATTCGGAATTAATTTTACAATTGTATTGTGAACAGATATTGCAGTTCTGATAGCTTTAGCTATTAGGTCAAATGCTTTTTCCCCAATGCTTCCCGCAGTCTTAACAATTTTTGAAAAAGTTTCGCTGGATATTGTAAACTTACCCATGTACCCGGTAACTATTTTAATAAGCTCTCCAGAAGCTTTGAGAAAGTTTTGGAATCCTTTTCCCACTTTAGCTATTGCATCTACCATGTTTTTTACAGCTTCGCCACTTGTTACCCAATCAGAAAATCTAATAATAACCAAGCTTATCCATTGAACTATATTCCCCACCGCTTTGCTAAAACCCTCAGAGAGTCCATAAAATTCCTCTGTAATTGAATATATACTTTCTGTGATGCTATCAAACTGTGTGGATGCGGTATCTGTAAAGGTTTTAATATATCCTTGAGTAACCGTTATAATTGATTGTATTCTTTGATTTTCATTAAAGAACTCTGTAACCCATATAATTGACTCTGCAAAAGCTTCACCGATAGTTACAATCCCCTCTGCAAATAAATCAAGTGCAGGTTTTCCAGTTGCTATTATTTGACCGAAAATTCTGAAAGAAGTTACGAGTAAATTTGTTGATGATGTCAAGACTTTTGTTGCAACTTCTACAAGTCCTGTCGTGGTGATAAAAGCATCAAAAGCTCTGACAGCATCAGTTGTAAGTTTTATTATATCTGTAAAAGATTTCTGAAATGGAGTTCCTAAACTTATAGTTACACCTTCAACTGCTGATTTGAATAATGTTATAGAACCTCTGAGATTATCAAGTCTTAATTTTGCTTGTCGGAAAGCTTCCAGAGTGCCAGTTACTTTTTCTGTGTATTCTCTTACTTCATCTCCGCCAGCTTTCAGAAGAGTAATCATCGAAGGACCAGCTCTTAATCCGAAAAGTGCCATTGTTTGTGTAGCTGTTATACCTGCTCTGTTAAGTGTATCAAGAATTTTCGCAAATGATTTTGTTTCTGGATTTACATCTTTCATTATCAAACTCAAAGCTGAAAGAATTCCATTTGTTCTGTCTGAAGGTGTTATAAGAGCTGTAAAACTTTTTCTTAATGCTGTTCCTGCCTGAGAACCTTTGATATTTCGGTTTGCAAGAACTTCTAATATTCCAGTAGTCTCTTCGAGAGATACGTTTAAAGCTCCTGCAACTGGACCTGCATATTTCATAGATTGTGTCATATCTTCAAGAGTAATCATAGAATTTGAAACTGCTGCTGCATAAACATTTGCAACTCTGGAAGATTCTTCTACTTCAAGTCCAAATTGTTTTAAAGTTCCGACAGTGGCTATTGTGGCAAGATTCAATTCTGAACCTGTTGCTTCAGCAAGTTTAACAGTTCCCGCTAAAGCTCCCATTGATTCTTCAGCGTTTAGACCTGCTTGACCTAAAAGATATAATGCTTGGGCACTCTCTGTAGCTGTTTTCGAGGTAGTTCTACCCATATCGAGAGCAGCTGATCTTAATTTTATCATATCCTCAGTAGTAGCGTCTGTAACTGCTGCTACAGCACTCATTTGTTGCTCGAAATCCGCTGTTGTATTTATTACACTTGAGAAAGCATCATAAACTGCTTTTCCCATTGCTATGAAAGCGTTGGAAATATCTTTAATAATTTGAATCGCTGCACTGATTGTCAGCGTGAGTTGTGAAAAGGTGGAAAATAATGTTTTTACAAAACCAATGACTGAACTTATCGCATTTTTAAACGTGTTAAATACCGCTATCGCTGCATTGAAAGCTGAAGCAATTACACTCTTAATAAGATTAAATCCTGCCGAAGCTACACTTACAAAAGTTGAAACAACGGCAGAAGCAGCACTTAATGCAGCTTTTACAAGATTGATAGGATTAAGAAGTGTAAGAAATATTTTTGCAATTCCGATGAGAGGAGAGAAAGCCAACATAACAATATTAAGCGGACTTAACATTGAACCAAGACCAGATGTTATAGTCGTGATAGCAGAACCAGCTGACAATCCAGCTGCTTTAAAAGATTCTCCAAAAGAACCCATAAGTTTTTCAAGACCTCCTACTTCTTTTTCAGTGCCTTTTGTATCAAAATTAACATCAAATTTAGCTCCTGATTCTGTCGTAAGTTTTAAACTTTTGACAGAACCTTCAACCGTATTAATGATTTTTGTTGCTTCATCTACAGCTTTAATAATCATTTCAAAATTGTCAACTGCCATAATATTTCCCTCACTTCATGCTTTATTTCTTAGCTTGCTTTGCTCTATTGATTCGACTCTGTCTGTCTTTTCCCTTTTGTGCTTTTTTTGCTCCCTCTCTTTCTGCATTTAAATAAACTTTTGACATTTCGATAAACCATTTTGGCTGGTCTAATATTCCACCAGCTACTGGTAATGCATTAAAATTTCTACATAATGCCAAAAGCTCTAAAAAATTTTCATTTCGAGGGTCTATTTTAAGATTGGTCGGGGAAGTCTCACGCTCACGGTGGTAAGCATGAGACTTTCCGACCTCTATGAGTTTTTTAACTGGTCTTCTTTAGGAATATAAGAACAATCCTCAATAGCTTTATTTATCTCATCAAATATTGTCTGAGGAACGAGTTTCAATGTATCTTCATCAATAGGAAGAACTTTACCTTTATCATCTGCAAGATTCCAATTTTCCATACCCTTTATTACCCTGAGAATACTAAGTTTAACTTGGTCTATTTTGATATGCTCTGCCATTTCAATTTCTTCGCCCTTGCGTCTTTTTTCTGCAAGTTTTCCAATATCTACAAGTTTTGTTGAAACTTGGTTAGCTTCCATTTCGTCTCCTGCTGTTAAAGTTTTCACTTCAATTGTGAGATTGCCTTCTATTGTTTTAATTTCTACCACTTTTGTTTTCTTAAAAGAACTTAATTTAATTACTGACATTGTTGACCACTCCTATTTTGTTAAGAGAGGAGAACCGAAGTTCCCCTCTTGGTTATTGTGAATTTATTTAAATACTTGATTCAGAATTAATGAGAACCCATTCGTAAGCCATATCAAACTGAGAATCATAATTTGCAAAACCTTCAACTGAAAAAATCATTCTATCTCTGTTTGTTGGTAAATCTGGAACTTCATTTCTTACTCTTGGTGCAAAAAATTCAAGTGCATAATTTTTGCCTGTAGTTCCAATTTCAACACCCTGACATTTTCCATAATCAATCTGCAAAAAGAAAAATGTTCCTTGGTCAACTTGATTATATTCAACCATGTCATTGAACTCAATTTCTCCTGAGAGTGATACAGTCTGAATAGTCGGTGTTAAATCTTTTACAGTGTCGTCACAACGAATTGTATAAACAGGGTCGAGAGCATTATCAATTCCTACTTCGATACTTTCATAATCAACATTAGCAACATGATTAATAATAACCTGTGCCTGTTTGAAAAGGAAAGGGTCAAGATTTGATAATACTAATGCAGGTGGAAATGTATGACCTGTAATTGTTCCATATTTTTCATCCTGACAGATAAGGTCAACGGAAGCCTGAAGGAAATCTTCAGAGTTCACTGTGAATGTAGCTGTATTTACTTTTGCTCCTGTATATTCAAAAAGTTCTATTCCACCCTCTGTATTCCAATACTGGAATGAAGGTATGTCAGTTGAACTCTGAATAATGTGAGAATAAACGCCAGCAACATCTTCCGCATAACTTACGATAAGCTCATCATCAGTTGCAGCTGCTACAACCAGAGTAACCACACCTGTTCCGTCAACAAGAGTATAATCTGTTGTGTCAACAAGAAGTCTCCATATGTTGGTTAATTTAGTGTAATACCACACTCTTTCGCTTGCACTCACTACAGTTGGATTAGCTACAGTAATTTCTGTCTGAGCTGCTATAAGTGTAAAATGTTCTCTCCAATGATAGCCATTAAGAGTTGTAACTTTTCCAGCTGAAAATTTCAGAAAATTTCCGAATCCATTTTCAGGTCCACCAATTACATTAATTGAACCTCCGACAGTCTTTCTTGTTCTGATATTTGCAGTCTTTACGAGATTTCCCGTAATAGTCTCAGGGTCAGAATATCCGTAATCAGGTCCGATACTATCATCAGAAACCTCAACACGTTTCATTCCCGGAGTTCCCGGAAAAACACCGTATGCTACTTCTTCAATAATCGCTGTTTTACTTGTAATACCTTGAACGCCCATAATAAAAACCTTCCTTTCTTTATTTTAAAATATATTTATAATTTCTTTCTTCTCAACATAAATTTGTATTGAATAGTTCTGAAACTTGTAATGTTATCTCACAAACTTTTGCAAATGGATTACCGTCATTATCAAGTATGTATCCATAAGTTTCTTGTATCACTTGACTAGTATATACTTTTCCATCAAGTTTAGGATTTTCCATAAGAATAGCTTCGATATTTTTTATTAAAGCATCAATCTCAAGTTGAGCATCCCAAACATCATTATAATCAGAAATTCCACATAATATTTTAAGAGGTGTGTTTCTCTGATTTTTTTTACCAAGAGAAACTACTTTAACCTCTGTTATTGGGTCAATAGAAAAAGTAATAAAAGGATAACAAGTAGGTTCATCTTCAACTGTTTTACTGAAAAATAGAACTTTTGTATTTGTTCCTATATCATTATTCAAACGAGGGTCTGCTTTAAATAAAGCATATGCTCCTTCAATTGCGTCACTTATCATCTTTCAAATCCTTCCATAATATATTCCTGAACCATATTAAGCATTTTTTTTCTATCAGATTGAGTCATATATAACATTTCCCTTGACGGAATAATTAAAAATCCAACTTCTAAATTTAACCAGAAATTAGCTTTAAACCATTTTTGCATCTTAGGAGTCACACGTATCAATGAACCAAAATGTTGTATCGCCCCAAGATTTTCTCCTGATTTTGTTTTAAGTCTACTTCCTATTGAAGCTTTTTTAGTATATGCTTTTGGTTTAAAAGAACCTTTTAATTTACCAGTAGCATTTAAAAGTGGTCCAGTATGAATTTTTAATCCTCTGCTTCTCTGTGCCATCAAATGAGTCATAGGAGAACGAGGACTCCACTTACCATAAGGTCCTTGTTGTCTGTCAAAGTGTCTATCAACTATTTCGGCAAGTTCCTTTGATATGTCATACATCACAGGAAACATATCATTAGTTTTAGCTTTAACTCTTGCTAACATATCCAAAAGAGCTTGAAGGTCGGGTGCATCAAAACTAATATTTAAAACTCCGACACTTGACCTACCTGACAAGGTTTTTTTAATTCTTCCTGTAGTTCCAGTTATATTAGGAAATACTGCTGCAAAGCCTGACATTTTCAAGTTCCTTCCAAAATTCTTCTTCTTGAGAAATCATTGCTTTTTCCATAACATGAAACTGGACGCAACGAGTATCCCATTCAATTTTAGTATCTTCGGGGAGGTCAACACAATATCCTGCGTCTTCACCCCATGTATGATATTTATATGAGCTTAAAGGAACTATTTTTCTATGTATTGAAAAACATGCACCTGTTACATCTACATCATAAATTTTATTAAGTTCGTAATTTATTTTATGTCTAATTATCCCTTTTTCAGTTTCTATTCCTACATTACAGTGACGATATAAAGGGTTAAAACCCATATCTGGATTGAGAAGGAAATCATTAATAACCATAGCACCTCTCATGCTAGGTTTTTCTCCATCAATCAATAAATTAACTGTTTCAGGATTTATTAATATATCACTGTCAATACTTATCATCCATTCAGCTTCTGTTCTTTCAGTAAATATTTTCATCATTAAATTTCTAAGGTCTGCAAGGTTTACATAAAGTTTACCTCTGTCACCAGTTGAAGCATTCGTATGACGACCAAGAGGGTCAGAACCATTAAGTCTTGATGATCCTGCTCCTATTGCATCTTCTTTAAAATCACTTTTTGCAATAATAATTTTGTTATAATCATTCTGAAATCTTTCAGCAAAAGCATGTAATATCATTTCTGATTTATCAATACTGTCGTTTAAAATAAAACATAATGTTAAATCTTTCTTAGAATAATTAAGGTCAAGTATTCTTTTTAAAAATTCAGGAAGAATCCATTCACAATTTCTAATTAAAGAACCAATAAATATATTCATTATTAAAACTTCCTTTTTCGTATATCACAGATTTTATTAGGGTCAACCCTTTGCTCTGTGAAAGCACCTTCATCAAATGTTGAAACGTAATTTTCTGTATTGCTCCAACCGAGGTCTGAATATGTTTCAGAGGAAGGGTCGTCTGTTATCTCAACATCAAAACCACCTTCATCATTCATGCCTACACCGGGTCTATATTTGCAAAATAAAATAGGAACAGCGTCTTTACGAGACACCATAGTTGTCAACATAGTAAGCATTTTGTCATACATTCTTGTAGCTGTGCTTGCACCAGCAGAAGTTTGTGCTTTTACTTCAAAAATCCATTCAATATAAAGTGCAGTTGCAAGTTTTTTTGATATTTGATTGACAATACTCGGAACATTATTATTTGTTCTGCCACAACACTGAAATGGAATGATATAAACTTTTCCTAAATATCCGTTTATTAAATCATCAGCTTCACGTATTTTATCTTTTATTGTGCATTCATCAATATCAAAATTTTTTCTAATACATCTTATTTCTGATATAACTTGTTCAACTTGACTATATGGCATGTTCCTCCTTATTAAATTGCTAAAAAAAATAGGGGAGACTCTGAGAGACCTCCCCTATTTCATGAGTCCGTTAATTAAAAACTTTAAAAGTTCTTAATAAGTTATCGCTTTAAAAGCAGCATTAGGATTAGTAATAACAGGAAGCATATTCTCCCCTGCCATTATCTTAACACCTTTAGGATCATTAAGCGGAATAGATTCAGACCAAGGACCAGCAGCATAACTACCAGGTGATGTTTCATTTTCAGCCGCAGCAACTTCCTCGAAAAGGAGAGTTCTGTCAGTATTGAACATGAAAACTTCGCCATCGCTTACCATATAAGACTGATTTCCATCTTCATCTTTATAATTTCCCTGATAAATTTCAAGCTGTGTTGCTTCGCCTGATGTTGATTGTAACCATTGTTTGAAACCTTCGAGTGGCATAATTTCTTTGTTATTGAAAAGGTCGCCAAATTTAACCACAGCAAGAATAGTATTCAAAGTGAATCTATTCATTACTATTTTATTAGGCAAGAATCCTGCATCTTTTTCGTAAAGTGCAAGCCAATCTTCAATATTTTTCAAAGGATTAGCAGTTGAAGGTGCATCCCATTTGTCTCCACCTGTGAGAGTAGGTAAATGAGTATCTG